CCAAACCATTCTGGATTGGATCCACCAAATAGTCCACGCATTGTCTGGGGAGCAGAACCTCCGGCATAGCCTTCCCAAATTCCTGCCCATTGTTCATCATTGTGCGGATCGAAATCTGTACGGGCAATGACAACTAACACGTCATCAATGTCAACTACTCCGTCGACAATGTCTCTGACACAACGACTATAGCTTAATCCAATTTTCATATTATCCCCTAATTCCCGTAGATGTGCGAGAGACCGTTGGTCCTGCACTTTCGAAGTCCATACCAGCATTACGACCTTCATAACACTTGCCGTTCCATTTCATACTAATCTTAACTGCCTTGTTGACAATTACATTAAGCAGGACCTTGTCTTCAAAGTCCTGCACAACTGCTTCAGTCATCTTAGATGATTTTGCCATTTTGATTTGGCAAGTATCACTGTGCCGTAGTATCTGGCTCATTTTCCTGCTCCATAGCGATAACACGATTACGAAGTTCGTCGATAGCTTGTTCTAACTTATCGATATGATCTGCTATCTGAATCAAAAATGTATTTTGATTTTCAGCAGTAACTCGAATCATGTCACTGACCTTAACTGGCACTTGTTTAATTTCTTCTGTCATTTAAATCTCCAATAAAATATTTGGGTTCCAACCAGTTTCCTCGTCGTAACCATCGTTTTGATAGCCACGTGGATTGCATACGATCCTTGTACTACCAATCATGTAATCAAACGGATGATGAGTATGACCATGTGTCCACAAGACAATCTGCGGATGATCTAAGATGAACTCACTCAAGTCACTATGGTATCCACCATTCATTAATGTGTCGTTACCGTACATTGGATGACAGCTATGGAAACTAGGGCTATGATGTCCGACTACTACACACCGCTTGTCTTTATTTTGTTCAAGAACAATCTTAATATAAGCAAGAGTCTTGTCGTGACGTACGGCAACATCCAACGCACTCATAGGAGCATAGTTTCTAAAGTCGTTACGTATGATACGAAAGTCGTTCATCATTCCTTCAATGGCATGCATGGTGAGCGGGTCACGTTTGTTCATGTCAGTCCAAAGTGTACCACCTACAAACACAACATCATCGATGATCTTTGTATCCTGTTCTAACATGTAGATGTTAGGATACTTAGCGCACTCGTCACGCATGTAATCAATAGCCCCGTAAAACTTGCCATGGTAGAATTCGTGATTGCCCATAATGTAAATTACATGAGGGAACTGGAAACTACAACGCTTAAAAAAGTCTCTAAAAGCTAATGCTTTACGTTGACGACGACCTAAGTCCTCTAAATTAACATTGGAATACATACCATAGTCCATCTCTGGATGGTCGTGGAGATCCTGGGCAACCATAATGTCACCACCTAGGATCAATACATCATAGTCTTGATCGTTAACGATATTGATATCACTGAACTCCAAGTGGAGGTCAGATACTAATTTGATCTTCATTTAGTCCTCTGTTGAATCGTCGTCTAACACTTTATAATTCACCGGAAACGGTGGCAGTTCTTCTTTTGCAAATGGCCAAGTCGATTCACTCTCTAATACAAATTTTCGAGCATCTTCTTTAGTAAGGCGCCCTGCTTCAACTTCTTCAAGTGCATGGCGTAATGCGTCTTCAACAAATTCGTTAAAGGTCATGTCACGTTCATGCGCCATCTTCATATATTGTAACAGGTCTTCATCCGAAAAGTCAACCGGAACTTGTACCCGTGTATCATAGCTCTCGCCTGCTTTGATAGCTAGTGACTTTTGGATAAAATCGTCTAGGACATCTAGGTCCACGTACTCGACGCCATCCCATGCTTCGTTTAAATCGACACCACGTTCCATCGCTTCTTTTTCATGTTTCTTTTGAAACTTTGGATTGATCATGCGATAAGCACGATCATTGGTATAGTCATGCACCTGTACTTCATAGACCTTTTGGCTCTTAGTGCTGAAGGTAATAGTAAAACTATATCCACCTGGGCCGTGAACTCGGTTCCAGCTATCTAGTGTATAGCTGTATGGGCCATAGCACGACCAGCCATAATCACTACCTTCGGTAATTTTATAGTCTGTCAATTCCATCCATTCTTTAATAGTAATCATTCTGCTTCCTTTGCTAAGTATTCATCTTCCGGAGTATTAAAATCTTCACCACCATGTTCTACACAAACTGTTTTAATCCAACCACCACTGGTCTGTGTTCCAGGCTTACCACATTCTTCACAAGTGACGCCCGACATCGATTCAGCCATTGACACTAATCCGCTGATGTAGTCATCACCACCTGAGTAGTAAAAACGTAGTGTACCAAACTTTTCTTTAACTTGATCCAGAGTTACTTGCGGAATGGGGTCAGGTATTTCACGCAATGGATTGTCGATAAGTTCTTGCTTACGTTTTTCCACGTAATCTTGATTTAGCATGTCTTTCATATCCTCATCGAATAATGTAGAGTCACCGGCTTTGAGCTGTTCAGCCATCTTGTTAAATTTGATAGCGACTTCACGCTGACGTTCCTTCCAATCAATGTGATGCTGAATATTGCCCATAAGTTGGTTGAGGATCTGGAACCACCCATCACCACATTCGAACCCCCAGCACATACAAGTTTCTTGCATGTTCTTGTTTCGGTTAACCATCATCTTTGGATAAACCTTACACAAGTATTCGTCATGTTCTTTTTTCATAATTTTCCTAGTCGTATGCCACGCCGGGCATTTGTTTTTTTACCTTCCCAATGGTCTCGAGTTACACATAGTCCTTTATGCTTTACACGCATTGGGTGATCTAAATTTGATAATTGTACTCTTACTGATTCGCAGGCTTTCTTTGACTCAAACTCGACAGTATTTTTACCCATGAAATCGCCTGCCGGGCTATACATTGCAACTATTAAAATCCAAGAGTATGTCATTGCGCCGCCTTCACAAAGTTTAGTCTAGTCACATCATTTTGATGCTTCCAGTGTTTGTTATGATCTTTAACCTTAGCCTTAACAATAACACATGGACCTAATTCCAAATTAGTCTTGTTCAACCAAGATACCATCTTATTGTTTATTATAGCATCAATATTATAACCTTCAAAGTTTTTTGACTTAATTGATGCAATAATTTCTGCGTCTAAGTCTTTGACTGTACTACCGATATCTGCTAGGTATCCTTCGTCAACTTGACGTGCGGCCTTCTTAATTTTGTTTTGGATTTGGTCTCTAGCACATACACTAGGTAGACAAGCCACATAGCCAAGCTGATTAGACTTAACCGTTTGGCTAGATAGAATTGAATTGATTGTAGTTAAGAATTCGTTGTCTCCTTCGATAGCAGAAAACAACAATCGCTTGTAGTACAATCTAATGCTGTCAGCTTGGGCAGTATCCTCGGGCAATACTCGCAATGGCATGGGAGCTTCTTTTGGATCACTAGTCCAATAGGCCGGATCTAGCGTACACAACATTACAATCTTATTAGGTTGTTTAGAATACATATACACTCCGTCCTCTGCATAAACAGCTTCGGAATCTTTAATATATGCACCATGTACTCGCTGAGCCGCGCAGGCCAGCTCTAAAACTTGTTGGGTAGGAAACTCTCTAACGGACATATCGCTCTCTGTGTATGAGTTAATATACTTTGTATTTTACAGGAAAACTACATCTGTGTCAATCTTTTTCAAACGTATATAGATCTTTTTGGTTAAACTTTTGAGTACCGGATCCGAAGTATTTTGGAATTCTCCTACATACATGCTCAAACAAGGGCTGACAAATTGTTTGTTCAATTTAAAACGGCTAAGTGTATTGACATTAGTTAGATAACGAAGAGCCCGAATTTTACCCAAACTACGAACAAGTTCGGTAGCGATACTAATCGAGTAAGCATCGATCTCATCCGGATCTGCTAGATATTCTTTATGCCCAGTACCACGTTCCGGACCAATCTTAAACTTACGTTTTCTGTACTGTCGTTGGTGCCTTAGTTCGTGTACAACTGTATCAAATACCTGTGTCAGCACTAGGGTAGAATCTATAGGATACCATAACAGTTCTTTTGGAAAGTTATGTGTTACGATCAATTCGATCGGGCATTCATTTTCTTGATCGTCTTCTGGATCATAAAATCCATTTACATAGATACAATCTTCATTAAGAGTTTTATCTCTCTTTGCAGATATCTTTATTTGTATATTACTTGATTTAAACTCACGCCTAACACAATTTATCAGCTGTTGGAAATTTAGGCCTTGCTTTGTGCTAGTCCTTACATTATTACAGATAGCACAAACAGTTTCCATTATTGAGTTCATAGTCTATAAGTTATTCTGCCCTTACTTAGGTCATAAGCACTGACTTCAATTTTAACCGAGTCCCCTTGAATGATTCTAATCTTGTGTTGCTTTAACTTGCCGCCCATGTAACATAACAGTAAATTCGGCATGTTTTCTACTTTAACTCTAAACATGTTAGCTGGCAATACTTCATCAACTACACCTGTCAATTCTAGTATGTTGTCTTTATTACTCATAGCTTTTTAATAATAATAGCACCATCCTCAATTTCTATGTTGAGAGTATCACCTTCTCTCCATCCAGTGTGTTCAATAATCTCTGGCGGGATCTTCATAATGACATTGTCCGGATCTCCAGGTATGTCTTCAAAAATATCGTCTACCTTATATGTTAATTTTTCCATACTATTATTTAATCTGTTATTCATCGTCACTCCAGGGAACTGGTCTCCAGCCCAATCGGTTTAGGTCCAATTCGATTTCTTCAGTTACGGTACCTTCCGGTACGTAATTTTTATCCCCATCAAAATCTCCATTACCTAATCCTTCGTTGCCAATACCGCTACAGTACCAATTGATGTAGTCGCCTTGTTCACGCATGTCAGCAACAATGCCACCAGAGTGGCGCCAACTGCACGACCAAGTTTCACCTTTTAGCTCTTGCCAAAATTCTCTGCTTTGCCAAGTCATGTTGCACATGGCCGCATACAAGTTTTGGGCATAGGTATCACTGGCTTTGACTTTGTCGCAAAGTTCTTTTGAACTACGCAAATCATATTCCATGTTGTTCTTTTGCCACTCGGGATCGTGTATCTTGTTAGCTTCGTCAATCTTAATCTGTTCCCACATTTCGAGGTAGTCTTGATTAGGTTCTTCACCTGCTTCCTCTGCTCGACGGATTGAACCTTCTACTTGAAAGGTATGACGTTCTGGACTTGATGCTACTTTTTTCATTTGTGTAGTCTGTTGTTAAATTGGTGTAGACGGCAGGATTCGAACCTGCAAAGGCGCCCTAAGGGCTAGCCCAATTCCCTCCGTTCAGCTGGGGGTCAGCTTACTAGGAGGAGGTATACCATGTTCCACTCACGTCTACCAGTTAATTATACATTCGCACTTAAATACTGTCAATGCAATTTTCAACCATACCATTCGAAAAGATTATACATTTTGGACAGCAAACAATGCTGGATCGTCCATTATTTAACGTTAGTTGGATCCTAGGGAGATTTTGTAATTATAAATGTAGTTACTGTTGGCCCTATGCTCGCAGTGATAAAATGGATTACCAAAGTTTAGAAGTATATAAGTCTACAGTTGATGAGATTAAAAGACAAGCTCGTTTAAACGGTTTTACTGAATTCCATTGGAGCTTTAGTGGCGGTGAACCCACTGCTTACAAACAACTACCGGATCTAGTAAAACATCTAGATGAAACAGAAAGTACTTACCAAAGTATCCACATGACTACTAATCTAAGTCCAGGTAGCAAATGGTGGAACACTTGGTGTCGAAATACAGAGCTATTACAACGGCGTAGTATCACAGCTAGTTTTCATGCAGAGTTTGCCCGAGAGCAAGAGTTCGGCGATAAGTGTTTACAGTTAATATATGAACGTGTCCATGTGACTGTTAATCAAGTTATGGTGCCCGAGCATTTTTTTGAAACACTAGAACGCTGTGAAAGATTACGTAAGCGTGGAATTAATGTTACACTTAAACCGCAGAGTAACGATACTGCCACTGCTATTGTAGAAGGCTATACTCCTGAAATGATCGATATCATGCAGAATGATTTTGAACAACAAGAAGGCTTCCAAATAAGACTGACAGATGGAAGTCAAAATTATTTCATAGATCAAGCAGAACGTTTTAATGCGTTAGGGTTTAATCAATTTACCAATTGGACTTGTAATAGTGGTTATCAGAGTGTTATAATAAAAGGTAATGAAGTCAAACGAGCATATAGTTGTTTTGACCAACCATTAGGTACTATAGAGAATTTTGAATTATTTAAGGAACCGCAACTGTGTACAACACCTAGATGTGTTAGTTCAGCAGATAGCAAAATACCCAAATGCAAATAGATACAGAACATTTACACTTCTGGATGCAGGCCATCCGACAAAGCAACAATCCAATGCGCACACTCGATGCATTTTGGAGTGGGCAAATGAAAAGCAAAGAATGGCTTATAGATAATTTAAAACCGTTTGTAACTAAATCTAGTCGAATTGAAATACACGGTGGCTGGGTTGGTGTACTAGCCAGTATGATATTTCAAAGTGAAATACCCGTTAAGTATATTGCTAGTATTGACATAGACCCACTATGCGAACACATTGCTACTATGATGAATAAGATAGAAGAACAGGATGGACGTTTTAAATCTATTACAGGAGACATGTGTTCAGTTCCAGTATCGGGGGATGTAATTATCAATACCAGTTGTGAACATATTACACAAGAACAATACGAATTATGGCTGTCGAGATTGCCTAAAGGTTGTATCGTTGTTTTACAAAGTAACAACTATAAAATACCCGAGCATATTAGAACTGCTAGTAGTTTAGAAGAATTTAAAAAACAATGCCATATAACAGAGTTATGGTCGGGTACATTGAAAACACAACTGTATGATAGATGGATGGTGATTGGACATGTTTAAATTTAATGAACTAAAAACAGTACATTTAGAAATTTCTAATAACTGTCAAGCTAGTTGTCCTATGTGTAGTAGAAATGTCAACGGCGGCCTAGATAATCCTCTGATCAAAATTAATGACTGGACTCTTGACGAATTCAAAACAATCATGAGTCCACAAGTCCTACACCAAATTGAAACATTTTACTTATGCGGAACATTTGGTGATCCTATGATGAATAACGATCTAATTGACATGTGTCGTTACGCTA